GTCTATCGTCAAGATATACAAAACGCCTCCTTATGATCTCTGTTGACGGTAATGTAGTTTTCATAGTTATGACTCTTATTCCAATTTTTAGCTGCTTCAGAATATTTTCAGCTCCACCATACACAAAATAATTCTGTATTTTCTCTGTTGCATTATCTAAATGAGAATCAGTTAGTGCAACTCCATAAAATAATTTATCTGTCATTTCTCTATATTCAAAATAATTACATGTCATATTATTCCACCCCATTTTCTTATGATAAAATCCTGATTTCAATTACTCAAAATCATCATCTACAATTTGTGCATCATCGAAATCTGACCAGTCAAAATCTCCGTCATCCATATCATTTATTAATTCAATTGCTTCACTTTCTGTATCAGCTTCTAAAACTGCATAACCATATTTAACTACCATAATTCTCATTTTTGCCATAATCATTTCCTCCTATAATCCCATCAAATCTTTTGCAACACTAACACCATAAGTTTCTTCAAACCACTCCCAAATTTTCTCTCGGTGTGTTCCTGCGGCAAATCCGTTCCACTCTTCCTCAATACATTCTGTATTAGGGTTCATCGGAACATTGCCAAAGTCTAACCATAAATCCTTAATATATTGTGCGCGTCTATACTCATAACTATCATTCAGACCACGATTGACAATACATACTAAATCATCATCTGTGATTAAGAATTTCCGTTCTGTGCAATAGTCCATTATCGCATTGTATTCCTTGTCACAAAATTCTGCATCATCTTCAATCTGATCAATTTTCTGTTCTTTTAAATATTCTCTTAATGACATGCTATTTTCCCTCTTTCCAATGTTCCATATCTTCATTTTTCAATGCGATCATTTCCAACATTTGCAGCGTACTGAAACATTCATTTTGTTTTAAAATTTCCAGTTCTTCTGTGATACACTTTACTTCTTCATCTTTGTATTCTAAAGAGTCAGCATAGTCCATGTCTAATGACATATAAAATAAAATTTTTGCAATTTTCTGTGTGTCCATGTTATTTCCCTCTAAAAGCGTTCTTTTATTAAATAAACGATAAAGCAACCGTTAAGCTGCTCTATCAAGTTGTGTTCTAAAATTTATAATATAACTTTCTTCAGCAATATTGATCGGAAGAATCAAGAAATTGTACTCATTTCCATCAATGTACATTGGAGCATTTCTTTTGCTTCCTCTGAATACCGGATTCTCTGAATCAATAACTGATAATACATCCACAAGATAATGTGAATTGAATCCAATAAATAAGTCCTCGTCCATTACAAGATTTTCCGTTTCAATCTCGTCAAAAGTTTGATATCTGGAAGTCTGCAAATATGTGTAAAGTTTTCCGTTCTCACTATGAAAGATAGTAGGCTCCTTTTCTTCTTTTACCATATCTGCGTTATACTTCATAATTTTTAACATTTCTTCTCTATCAGCATTGAATACAAAATCTCTGCTATCACACAACATCTGTTCAATATTGAAATATTGTCCATCAATTCTTCTGATAACGTATGTAAAATCTTTTCCGGAAATTCTGATATATTTCTGATCCTGATATACTTTGACTTCCGCATCTGATTTTTTATCCATGATTTTCTTGAATACCGGCAAGCATTTCACATGGAGTTTTACAGTGTCAAATGGATTTTCCGTTTCTGTGATAATTTTCTGATTCTCAAGTGATCTCGTCCCAATTCTGCGATTGTCCACAGCCTCTACACGCTTCCGCTTTGTGTTGAAGTTGAATACGTTCATCATTTTATTAGCGTCATCTCCTGCCACAAATAAAGAAAGATTAGCGATTGTTTCCAATAACCAACTCTCCGTTGTTGTAATAATATGCGCTTCTGTATCATCCATTGCTGGAAGAAAAATATCTGTATTCGCACACCGTGGAATAGTAACAATCTTTTTTCCGCACTTTATGTTTATTCTCTGCTGCATTTCCGTGCTAACATCTTCTAGCGTAACATCTCCGCTCATTTTGGAAATGATCTTGATATCGTCAATGTCAATCCCCAAAACACCTGGACTTGTGTCAAATGCATTATTTGTTCTTATTTCTGCAAAATGTTCCATATCGGTACCACACATTTTCACCGTTCCATCTTCTTCGACCTGCATATATAACTTTTTCAAGCTGTCAAGTGTTACTTTCTTATCAATGGCTGCCAATCCTTTTTCCATCATTGCTTTTAATTCTTTTGCGTTCATTGTAAATTTCATCATTGTTTTATCATCCTATTCTTTTAAAATCGTGCTTTCATCTGTTCTTTAAATTTTTTCTACTTCTTTAAAATCATTGTCTTTTAAGTATTTTATGTAATCTACAATATCTGATTTTCTTTTAACTTCTATGTCCTCCGCTTTATAATACCCATAAAAAGGATTGACAAACTGCTTATAAACTTTATTTTCCATATCAATAATAAGATTATAGTTATTTGCCGCGTCTCCTGTTTTTCTCCAATTATTATCAATCCAAAATAAATGAATTTTCATATCTTTACACCTCTTCTTCCAGAATCCCTACTACACCACAAGGCTGACTTGCATTACTATGGTATTTCCCACCTGTAAAATAGGCGTAGCAATCATTCAAAACAACACCTTTTTCATAACCGTTTAGATCATTGATACTGATTTTATTTCCCTCATAGTCTGTTAATTCGTATCTATCTGGTTGGTTTCCGTTTCCATATAATGTGTAAATCGATTTAAAACTCTTTACAGAATTTAGAATTTCTTCTTTTATATCATTCGGTACATTTTCTTTTTCAAGTTCTTTTTTGAAATATTCTTTATCATCAATTTTAAATGTTACTTTTCTCATACCGATCACAACTCCTTTTTAACAATAACAATGAATCACTTGAATTTTCTTTGACAACTCTTCATAAAAAGCATTTTCTTTTTCGTGTTTCTCTTTTTCAGTGTTATCAACGAAACCAT